AGGTTGAAGTAACCTCAACGCTGTTCGAAGAAAGTGCCGCGGGGGTTGCGGCATTTTGTAGGACGTACGGCGTGACGTTGAAAAAAGACGTCACGCCAGAAACCTTTTTTCCCGTTCTTACGCTGGTCAACCGTCAAATCAAGACGGATGACAAGAACGGTACGGCCCCTTCGAGCAAGTTCGAGGGGTTGGAAGAAGAAGAGCGTCAGAAAGCTTTCAGCCTTGAGGCACAACTCAAGGCCTTGCGGGCCAAGTCCAAAGCGGGAAAAAAGAAATAACTTTCCCGCAACTTTTTTCCCGCAACTTTTCCCTGCAACCAAAAATTGCAGGGAATTTTTTTATCCTCCGACCGGAACTTTGTGGTACACGACAATGTAGCATACGACAATGTAGCATACGACAATGTAACATCTGACATTGTGGTACCTTCTTAGTTTAACGTAGTTTAACGCAATCTAACTTAATTCTAATAAAATGGGCTTAATTTTCGATAAAAATTGATGCGGACTCATCTCGAAATCGCTGTGCATACCAAATCGCAAACACCAAAGCTATCGCAAACACCAAAGCTATCGCCGCGGAAGTCCGCTGCAGAAGACCGCCGCTGGAGTCATGTACGCTGGATTTTATCCGTGTTTAAAACTTGACAACGGGTGGGTGGTTGTGGTATCCTGAAAGCGGACGTGGAGAAGTTTTGATAGTGAAAGACGTCGCCGGCCCGCATGCGCTAACGCCCGCATGCACTAACGCCTGTATGTTTCTCTTACCGACCGGCGTAAAGGATTCCGCAAGGGATTCCGCAAGGGATTCCGCCGTAAGACATAATGCATTCCGCCGTAACGGATTCCGCCGTTTGGCGTCAAAAAGGATTTTCGTAAAATGGACATGAATTTGAAAGATCTTGTGAAGGAGATGAAAGAAGAGTATGACATTGAAACGGCTAACGCCCAGACACATGGACATCATCCGGAGATTGATTGTCGGAGAAACTCCAGGCGAGATATGCTTGGAATTAGGCATGTCGCAATCCCGCTTAAGTGTGCTACAGGGCGAGGAACTTTTTAGCGCCAAAATGGCAGAAATGCAGGCGTTAACAAATGATCGATTTATCGACTCTCGAGCGACCGCGATGCAAATTCTGGAAAATGCAGCGATTCATGCAGCCCGAATTACCGTTAACGCTTCGACAGGAATCGTCGAACGGCTGACGGTGGATGATGATGGCAACGACAAAATTGAGTATCAAGAAGTTCCGATAGCATTACAGATGAAGTCCGCGTGGGATATCTTGGATCGCACAGGCAACAAGGCACCGGAAAAACGAATTGAAGTGCATGCAACTTTAGCGGACATGATTAATGAAGCGTATAAACAGAAGCATAAAGGCGATAATGAAGATCAAAAAGAACTACCGATAGATGTAACGCCTCAACCTTTGGATGAAAGTGAAAAAGACGATATTGACATAAGTACGCTACCAATTGTAATGTCCGCAACCGCTAACGCCTAAGATGCTATGAGTGAAATATCCTTAAAGGCCATACAGTATTACGAAGAACATCCAGTTGAATTCTGCCAGGACCTTATAACTGGTGTTGATTTTGATGCATGGCAAATTGAAGCTTTTGAGGCGTTATATCGTAACCATTTTGTAGCTATCAAGGCAGGTTCAGGTGTAGGTAAAACTGTTTGGATTGTGTTAGCAATGTTACATTTCCTCGCAACCAAACCTTTTAGTAAGGTTCCATGTACTGCACCAAGTCAGCATCAGCTTAATGATTTAATTTGGGGAGAGGCGCATAAGTGGATTTCCAGATCTGAATATCTCAGCGAGCTGCTTAAGTGGACACAAACGAAGATCACGGTTAAAGGTTATGATCCTCAGTGGTTTGCAGTTGCACGGACTGCGAGAGTATCACCTAATGGGCAGGTTGCAGAAGGTTTGCAGGGCTTCCACTGTGCATCCGCTGATAGTGAGATATTAACTAAACAAGGATGGAAGTTCTTTTACCAACTACAAGATGATGATAAAGTGCTTTCTCTTGATCCAGATACAGGTATTGCTGATTATTATCGATTGACAAAGATAATGGAATATGATCATCTTGGTGGTATGTATACAGTTGTTCATCAAAATCTTGATTTTTGTTTTACTTCGAAGCATAAGATGCTTTATAAAGTTCGAAGTCATGGAAAACTTTCTCCTTGGAAAAAAGATGAAATTGAAAATATTACTTATCGACATTGGTATGTAAATAATACTTTTAAATGGAAGGGTGAATCTTTTCAAAATTTTGACATTCCAATATATACATCAAAACAAAAAGTTTTTATGCCTAAAAAAGTTGATGCAGCAACTTGGTTTTATTTTTTAGGTTTTTATCTTGCTGAAGGATGGTGTAATACAGAATATTCTGTATGTTTATGTCAAAAAGATGATTATATTATAAAATTTATAAAACAACTTGCAAATCTTTTAGATTTTAGTAGTATTACATATCCTGATATTGAAGATAGAACTGATGTTGTTAGTATTAATTCAATGCAACTTAATGCTCATTTAAGAAAGTTTGGAACTTCTTTACTTAATAAATGTGTTCCACAGTATGTTAAAAATGCATCATCTGATCTAATAAGACATTTTTTAGATGGTTATTTATCTGGAGATGGATATATTAACAAAAAAGGAACAAAAATTTATTATACATCTTCAAAACAATTAGCGGATGATTTACAAGAACTTATTTTTAAAGTGAGTGGTAGAGCATTTGTAAAAATATATACACCAGAAGAAAATCAAAAAACACCAGGTTATGTTAATGGACAACTTGTTCAAACAAAGCATAATAGATATCGAGTTGCTGAATATGTCGATAATCAAGCGTATCTTATGATCCGTAAAGAAGATCTTTTAGAAGTTTCATATAATGGAAAGGTTTATTGTGTTGATGTGGAGCCTTATCATACAATCTTTACTCGTCGAAACGGGTTTTGTATGTGGTCAGGAAATTCAGAAGAAAACTTATTATATATTCTTGACGAAGCTTCTGGAATTCCAGATGATATTTTTCCAGCTGTTGAAGGAGCATTGACTGGAAAGAATGCTTACGCGATCTTAACGAGCAACCCAACTCGATTGACCGGTTACTTTCATTCGATCTTTGCAGACATGCGCATGAGAGACATGTATCATACGATGACAGTATCTTGTCTCGACTCCAAATTTGTTGAAGAGCGTTATGTTAAGATGATGCAAGTTCGGTATGGTACAACTCATCCGATCTATCAAATCAAAGTTCTTGGGGATTTTCCAACAGGTAGTGTTAATATGTTGTTTCCGCCGGAAGACGTTGACGCCTTCCGAAATCAAAGTTCGATTGACTTACGTGGTGCTCGATATGATTTTGAAGGCGGTTTGGATGTTGGACGTACTACAAATAAGAGTGTTATATGTATGCGCAAGGGACCTGTAATTGTTGAGTATGCGGAGAAGTTCTTAACTGGAGGAACGACCGATACATTCACAATAATATCTTGGGCGTCCGATTACATTCAAAGTTATAATCCTTCAGCATTTAAAGTTGACTGTATTGGAATTGGGGCAGGTGTATATGACGGGCTTAAGCGGTTGTATCCGCGAATTGTGTATCCTGTAATTGGTAACGCAGCTCCATCTGTTGAAAAAAAGTTACGATACGCAAACTTAAGAGCACAAGGATATTGGGAGTTTCGAGATATTCTTTCAACCATTTATTGTAAGCAGATTCCTATTCGTGTTTTGGAGAGTATGAATGAGCTTCAATACAAAATTGCTAACGGAAAAATCCTGGTACAAAAGAAAAGTGAACTTAATGAATCGCCAGACGAACTTGATGCTACCATGTACGCATTTCTAAATGCTGATCTTTGTGTTGATCTTACAAATCCAATTATTGATGTTTTTGGTCTTGGAACTATAAATAGAGAACTTGAAAAAACGAGTCAATGGGAGAGGATCGGTAAGGTGTCTGATGAACCCATTTCAGGAAGGTTCTCTCAATTGTATCATTAAAGGAGATTGTAGTGCCGCGAATGCGTTCAGACTTCCTTGAAATAGGTAAAACCGGAATAAATTGGTCTGCTGGTTATGTCTATGAAGAGTTTTTGAGTGTTTTAAGGTATCGATCTGGGATTAAGACATATCATGAAATGCGAGATAACGATCCTGTTGTTGGTTCTACGATACATGCAATAACACAGATTTTGCGAGAAGCTCGATGGGGCGTTAAAATTCCAGATGGTGGAAGTGAAGAAGATAAAATCTTTCTGGAAGAAAATATGAAAGGGATGTCGCATACTTGGATGGAGTTTATTACCGAAGCGATGTCGATGATGACTTACGGTTGGGCTTGGTTTGAGCAGGTCTACAAACGAAGAAAGTCGGATAACCGAATTGTATGGAAAAAGTTTGGAACACGAAAGCAAAGTTCTTATGAGAAGTGGGAGATTAACGAAGTAGGTGAGGTTTTAGGTTTATGGCAAAGGCCGCCTCCAAATTATCAAGTTGTTTATATTCCTATTGAAAAGTCGTTACATTTTCGGACAGAACCGAACGGTGAGAATCCTGAAGGTCGTTCGATTCTACGTTCTGCATACAAACCTTGGTATTACAAAAAACATATTGAAGAAATTGAAGGGATTGGTCTTGAGCGTGATTTAACTGGTATGCCTATGATAACACTTCCTCCAGGTGTGAATCCTAATAGTGATGACGCAGATACGATTGCTACGATAACAGCTGCAAAACGGTTAGTTTCGAATATTCGCAGGGATGAACAAGATGGTATTGTTAAACCAAATGGTTGGGAGTTTGAGTTACTTTCGTCTCCTGGCCAGCGTCAGTTTGATACTACCGCGATTATCAATCGGTATAATAAGGAGATCGCGGTAACTGTGCTTGCGCAGTTTGTGATGCTTGGAATGGAACGTACAGGAAGTTATGCATTAGCGCGTGAGCAAACTAATATGTTCTATCAAAGTCTTGAAAGTTGGCTGGATGGAATTGCATCAGTTATTAACCGAGATGCTGTAACTAAGTTGTTTGTACTTAATGGATCAACTCGACCGATTCCGTATGTTGTTCATACTCCGATTAGGCGTTTTGATCTTAAAGAAATATCAGATTATGTTTCAAAGATGGCAGGTATTGATGCTATTGAACTTGATACCGATTTGAAAGCATTTTTGAAAACATATGCAAGACTTTCCGAGTTTAGTGATGCACGTTTGTAGTTTGTAAATTTACCGCGTTAAAGTTACCGAGATGAAGATAAAGAAAGACATTTAAGATTAATAGGAGACCATGTTTTTTTTTTTATACAAGAAATAGTTACGAGAGGTGACTTATCAAATCTAAACCTATCATAATAGACTTAATGTGATATAGGAGACGCAGATATGGAATTGAATTTAGTAACATCAATAATAAGCGCGTTGGGAGTTTTAGGTGGAGTAGCAATAATGTTTAGATTTCTCAATAATAGGATAAACGATAAACGAGGTAAAAATACTTGTATAGCCACACATGAAACTATGACACTACTATTAAGACAAGGGGATGAAAAGTTTAGGATGCTTTGTACTACTCAGGCTAAACAAATAAAAATTTTGGCGGAGATTCAAACTGATATTAAATGGATAAAGCGGAAGAATGGCGGGTATTAAAACTGATATTAAATGGATGAAGCAGAAGAATGGCGGGTAGTTATGAAACCTTTAAATTATCATAATATCAGAAATCCTATCCTTTAAATCAAGGGTCTGATACTTCAGATTCACAAAGAGCTTGAACGGATGGAAGAAGCGATAGATCGCGCTATAAAAGAGGAAAAGTTATGAAAAAACTATTCATCGTTTCAATATTGTTGATCATCTGTGTGTTTTTCATTAGCATTAGCTATGCTTACATGACAGGCGAAGAAGCTCATACTAAGATGATTTACCCCATTGTCAGAGTATCTCATGGAATGTATGGTGGCTCTGGAACTCTTATTTATTCCAAAGTTGGCGAAAAGAAGTTCTCGACTTATGTCCTTACAAATCACCATGTTATAGAATCTGCAATCAGAATTGTCGATGAATGGGATTCTGATCTTGCAAAAGAAATCAAGAAGGAAAAGAGGGATACGATATATGTAGAAATGTTTAAGTACCGGAATCTCTCAACGCCTATTGGCACCCTAAAGGTTGAGGCAGAGATTGTCCTGTATAACGCTGATGAGGACATGACATTAATCAAACTAAGAACTGAAGATAAGGCTGAATATGTGGCAAAGCTTGCTAAGAAAGAAGCTGAACTATATGTTATGGACGAAACGGTAGCCGTGGGATGCTCCCTTGGTTTTCCACCTCTCCCAACAACAGGAGTTGTGACAAGACTTAATTTTCAGATTCAAAGTTTTCCTTATCACATGAGCTCAAGTCAAATCATTTATGGTAATTCGGGCGGGGCCATGTTTCATGAAGGCAAACTTATAGGAATTCCCTCAAGAGTTGCCATTGTGGGATGGTCGTCACCTGTACCTCACATGGGACTTTTCATACCAATTGATCGCATTTATAAATGGTTTGACAAAGAACACTATGATTTTTTGTATGATGATACCAAGACTGAAAAAGATGGTCTTGATAAGCGCAAAAAAGAAATCGAGGAAAAGAAGAAGACTAAAAAATAGAAGAAGGTTTTCTGATTACGATGAATATCCAACCTTAAAATAAAAATAACTTTACCGCGTTAAAGTTACGGAGATATAAATGCCTTTTTTAAATGAATATGCATGTAGGATTCGTGAACCGATTAAAGGTGCAAAAACTCGAAGATCAAATGGTGCACGTACACATAACAGTAAAAAATATGATGTTATTTATCAAGAAAAAGATGGTAAATGGCATGATCAAGCTTATCGATATCCGAAAGGTACTTGGAATGCATCAGAAGCCAGAAGTCATTGTAAGAGTCATAATGGATCATTTGAAGCTGCAAAGAAATCTAAGGAGACAAAAATGTCAATTTTGGATCGTTTTAAAAATAAAGGAAAATGGTCATCAATTTCAGTTGTAGATGAAATTCTTGATCAAGGAATGATTATTACAAGTGATGGATATGATGCACTTATTGATCAAATCACTGAAGCATTACAAAATGCGGAACCCATTGAGCTTACAGAAGAGCCAGAGCATGTCGTCTCAATGATTCAGAGTTCACAAACTGAAACTGGAAAACAGCAGTATGTAACAGTGATTCCTATTTCTGGTCCACTGATTAGAAAATCTACATGGTTAACGTCTTACATGGGTTTATCATCATATCTGGGAATCAGTCTTGCATTGCAAGCAGCATTAAAAGATCCAAAGTGTATTGGAGTTTTATTTGATGTTAACAGTCCAGGTGGACAAGCATCAGGTCTCTTTGATCTCGTTGATTTTATCTACAAATCAAGAGAGATCAAACCAATTATTAGTCTTTCAAATGCAAGTGCTTATTCTGCTGCATATGCAATTCTTTCAGCTGCAAAAGAAACTTATGTAGTTCGAGATGGTGGAGTTGGATCAATTGGAGTTATAATGCGTCACTTTGATTATAGTGGGATGTTAGAACAAGATGGGATCAAAGTAACTTCTATTTTCGCTGGCAAGCGAAAAGATGATTTTAGTCCCTATAAGCCTCTTTCAAAAACAGCTTTGAAACGAGCTCAGGACATGGTAGATGAAACCTACAATCAGTTTGCTGAAACGGTTAGTAGGAATTTAGGAATCTCAATTGTAAAAGTAAAAGCAACAGAAGCAGACATCTTTTTTGGTGAGGATGCCGTTAAGCAAAAACTCGCAAAGGGGGTATTGAGTTATGAAAATGCCGTTAATAGAGCAATTGAACAGTCTGGAGATTCTTCAAGATCTGGATCAAACGGAGGTTCCCTCGAAAAGGATGCTACGAAAGAACAAGATGAAGATCTTGAAACAACAAATGAAAGAAAACAACTTCAAGAAGTTGAAAAATCTATTAAAAAGGAGAGCATTAATATGAACAAAGAAACGATAATTAAACTTTTGATTAGTGATGTGAAGTACGTGTTTACAGAAGCTGATCAAGATTGGCTGGAGTCCAAATCTGAAGAGGATTTGACGAAACTTATGACAATTGAGCTTCAAGTTTCTCGTGAAGCAATTCGTAAAGAAATAGAACTTGAAATCCGGAACGAAAGTAATGAGGTTGTTCAAGTTCTGGAGACTCAGATTGATGCATTAACAAAAGAAACATCTAATTTGAGACTGGCAGTAGAAGTTGAGGCTGATGCCAGAAAACGAGCAGAATTTGGGATTTTTGTTAAGGATAATAATATCCCAGGTGATCCAATTGCGCTGGTTGAGACCATGCTCAAGTTAAGCAAATCGGATAAGGAAGCGTTTGATATGTTTCAGAAAACGCTGCAAGCAGCTGGACAAGCATTGTCCGCTACCGGATTGTTTAACGAATTCGGTGCACAAGGTGAAGGAAATGTGCTGAATAATGCGTACCTTGAGTTGCAAGAAAAGAAGGTAGCATTGATGAAGTCTGATCCAAATTTGACAGAGGCGGTAGCTTGGAGAAAAGCTATCAATGATAATAAGGATCTGTACAAGATCTATCAAAAAGAGCAGCGACAGAATCAGAAGTAGATTTTATTGTTCTCTAAAATTCTATGAAAGGAGATAAATGATATGGCAGTTGAATTAGCAGTTTTTGATATCGGTATATTGAAATCGGATGCTGATAATAGTAATTATCAGCATCATTTCATGGCAATGTCTGCTACCGATTTTACATTTACTTTGTGTTTGGCTGGAATCGCACCTCTTGGAATTCTTCAAAATAAACCTGCTGCAGCTGGTCGAGTTGGTCAGATTCGTCGGGTTGGGATTTCCAAGTTAGTTCTTGGTGATACCGTGGTTGCCGGAAATTTCATTAAATCCGATGTAAACGGTCACGGTGTACCTGTTGCAACAAATGAAGATAACTATGGCGCTATCGCTTTAGAAGGTGGTGCTGTTACTCAAACCATTACTGTTTTAATGGAGTTTGGTGAATACTAAAATCTTTTGAAAGGAGGTAGCTACTTATGCCCGAACCAACAGGACAAGATTTACATATTGATACTTTGCTTAGTAATTTAAGCATTGCATATATGAATGAGCCCAGGTCGTATATTGCTGATCGTGTATTTCCGAGTGTTTATACAGATAAACAATCGAATAAATATGCGATTTATAATAAATATGATTGGTTTCGTGATGAGGCTCAAAAACGAGCACCGCTGACTGAAAGTGCTGGCGGTGGATATTCTCTCGAAACGCCAGGAACGTTCTATTGTGATGAGTTCGCCTATCATAAAGACTATGCAGATGATGACGTAGATAATGCAGATGATGTTTTTAATCTGGATGATGATTCTACAGAATACTGCGTTGAGAAACTACGATTGAGCAGGGAGCGAAGATGGGCAACTACATACTTTACTGCAGGCATCTGGGGAACCGATTTGATTGGTCAAACGGATACTCCAACTGCTGGTGAGTTTAAATGTTGGGATTTAACCGGATCAACACCGATCTCTGATATTGAATCCGCAAAGGCAGTTATTCGTTTGGCAACTGGACTGTTGCCGAATACCTTGGTTGTATCTGAGAAAGTGCATATGCGATTAAAAAATCACGCAGATGTATTGGATCGGTACAAGTATACACAGTCGGGTATTATCACCGAGCAACTATTAGCTCGAGTTTTTGAGGTGGATAATTATCTCGTCGGTCGTGCAATTTATTCTCCAAGTCCGGAAGGAACGGATACACTTGCTTATGCACTTAATCAGTATCATGCATTACTTGTGTTTGCACAGCCCAGACCATCTCGTCGGAGACCTTCAGCAGGATATACTTTCCGTTGGAGACGACCTCGGTATGGTGGAAATACTGGCGAGAGATTGGAATCCACTATTCGAAAGTGGTATATGCAAAAGCTTCGTGGAACACGCGTGGAGGCAAGTGCGTATGAAGATATTAAACTGGTCGCATCTGATTGCGGTGTCTTTTTTGAGGATGCCATCGCAGAAGGAAGGACTATAATCTCCTAACCCTGATTGTAATCCCTTGCCGAGGATTTTGGGTTGGGAAGCAGGTGGTGCGACTCCTCCGGCGCCACCTGCTTTTTTTAAATTGAGGTAAATGTGAATGTCTTTTTCATATGATTCAACAGCTTTGGATGTTACATTAAACCGGATTCGGTTAGCAATTGGAGATACCAAATCTATTCGTCCGTTGTTAGACGATGATGAAATAACTCAGATTCTTAGCGAAGAGAGTTTATTTAATATGCAAGTTGCACGATGTTGTCGTTTGATTGCATCGCTTTTCGCTAACAAGCCTGAGCGTTTTCAGATTGAGAAGTTCTCGGAAACTCAAGGAGAGATTTACAATCGATATGTTGCAATGGCTGATAGACATGAAGCAATAACAGGTGGTGCTCCATGGGCCGGAAGTATTGATGTTGCGTTTAAGGATGCAACTATACTTGACACATCACTTATTACTCCGATGTTTAGTCGGGATCAATTTAAAAATAAGACGGCATAATGACAGTATCAACGACAGTAAATACAATTGAACCGTATATGACGCATACTGTAAGTATCGTTACAGTTATGTTATCAAAGGGTAGTAGAGGACTAACAGTTTTAACTGATTTTGTGAATACTGATGGTGTAACATGGTTGAATACTGTTGATACAACATGGACTTCTATTACAACTGGTGTTGAAGACGGCGTTAAAGATGGCGTTAAGGCATTTATAACTGAAGTAACAGAAAATGTTAGATCTGTTAAAGGTGATCATGATGTCAATCGAACTGTTGTTTATTTACTACCAACACAAACAGTTACTGAACAGGATGAAATAATTGTTGATGGTAATCAACGTCCAATTTTAAGGATTGGAAAGGGTAGGAATTCAGAAGGAGTTAATCATTTACGAGTTGTATTACAATGATCTATGTGCAATCAAATATAAAGCAGTTTAGTTCTGGATTAATTCAGTTAAAATCAGGTATTGTTGATGGTCTTGAAGAAGGTATGCGACAGGCAATGATGGAGTTTGTAACTGATTGTTTTGAGGTTCCACCTACAGTTCCGTTAAGAGATGGTGCTTTGATGGAAGCTCATGAGATTCATGTTGATCGAGTTGGTAATGGTGTTCAAGGAAGTTTGACTGTTGATCATCCTGCTGCTGCTTCTTTACATGAAGGTATTTCTCGATGGGGAACTCCTTATAAAAAGTGGACAACACCTGGATCAGGTCCTCATTGGATTTCTTCGAAGCAAATACGTTTTCGACATAAGTATTTACAAAAGATTGGTGAAGCGATTCAACAGGTTTTTCGAGAAGTTATGGTTCGAGGACACTATCGACGTAAGCCTTTTTCTGAAATTACATTTTGGGTTAGATCACATATACGAAGGATTAAAGATAAAAGATGAGCTTAATTTTGAATCTTGCAGAGTTTGTAGAGGATAATACATCTCTTGATATTGATACAAATTTGTTTGTTGGTGGAGATGTTTATGATTCACCATCTGGATCGGTAACTATTTGTGAGATTCCAGGTTCAAATACAAATTGGTCGGAGTTAAAGGAACGAGTGGTTCATTTTATTATTAAGGATTTAGCATACATTAGCACTGAAACGCTGGCTAATACTGTATATGCTTTATTTAACCAAAAAGCTGGATTTACTAATGTAAATTTAGTGTCTGAAGGCATCTTCTTTTGTGAACCTTATGGATCTCCAACACCGATTGATCGAGACGATCGTGGAAATTATATCTTTACTTTTACAGTTATCATGAGGACTTCTTAAATGTCGCATACTGCAATATTTCATTCAGAATCAGCATTTATGAAACAACAACCTCTAAAAGAAAAGGTTCGTATTGTTAACGCTGACTTGCAAACATATAAAAAGCCTGTAGTTTTTTGGATTGGACAACCTGAAGACGGATATCTTGAACTTGGAGATAATTTAGGATTTGAAAACTGTGTGATGAGAAATAAGGATATGAGTGTATTGGTGTATGCGTCAGCGTTAGTCGTGTATCAACTCGAAACGTATACCTTTCCAAAATGTCTTGATTTAATTGGATTTGCGGTAAATTATGGAATTCCTGTTTTTTGGATTGATAAGTATGTGATGCCGAGACAGTGGATACACAGTTTTCGAGGTATTTTTGTTGGAGACGTTCCTGTTGGATATTTTTGGAAATCTCTTATTTCGACAGTTTTGTAACTTTAGCGCGGTGAATTTATATGCATGAGGATCGTGTAGCAATAGCGTTCATGAACAAGTTGGGAAATTTCATCTTTATGACAGCTGCTGTACGGATTTTGCGGTCGTGGGGATATAAGAAGATTGATCTAATAACAGATAAACAATTCTTAAATACTCCTTCTGCGGATCTTATTAATGATGTATTTGATAATGTCGTACATGCATATCACGAAGATGATTACTCACAGATCTTTAAGGCTGGATGGTCTACTCCGAAGTTGATACAGAATACTTCATTCGGTGGATATGATCGCATTGCTACACGAAATATCTATTGGCAAGCACAAGGGATACATGAAGTACAAGCATATTTAAATATGATTGGAGCTTCCTGGGAAGATTTTGAAGGATACATTCTGAAACCTGCAGATACTCCAATTTTGCAGATTAGTCGACCAAGGATTGCATTAGCAAATTGTTCCAAAACTGAACAATCGAGACTTAAAGGATGGAATAAATTTCCAAAATTATCGCAGGTTCTGGATGATCTTGGATACGAAGTAATTTTGCTCGGTATTGGTGATGAGTTAAAAGGATGTAAAGGATCAAGTTTTGTAGATCGCTTGACGATTAAAGAAAC